CCCACTTGGCTGCACCTGCACCCGACTTTTCATCGACTATCGTGTACGCTCCGCCTTTTGCAATTGAGCCGCACACGGGATAGTTCGTGCCTGCACCTTTGCGGATGTTCACACCGTCATTTGCGGTAATCCTGACAATGTACGGCTTAAACGCTTTTGATGTGCTCGGCTTTGATGTTGTCGGCTTCGATGTCTGCGTAGGCTTTGTTGTGCCTGATGAGCTTGCCGACTTATACTTATAGCCGAAGTAGTTACACATACCCTTGCAGATTGCCTCTCCGATTGCGTTTGTGTTGTTCCTGATCCAGTTCGAGCCTGTCACGGTGTCGTGAAATTCACACTCAACATACACGGTCAATGCCCTCGGTACATTGATTTCGTAAAGGTCTGTTTTATAGCTTACGGAATCGTCCTTACCGGGTGAAATTGCACCGAGTGAGTTCTTCACCGCCTCGGCGGCTTTTCTGCCGTTTGAATTAAGGCAGAACACTCTTGTACCGCCCGTATATTTGCCGTTAAAAGCGTTGGTGTGAATCGGCATATGAATGTCTGCACCGAACTTGTCCGATTCGGGACAGCGTGTCTGCATAAGCGTTCCCGACTTTGCAACCATTACTTCAAAGCCACAGCGTTTGAGTGCCTTTGCGGTTGCGGCGGCAATTTTGTCGCACTGAGCCATTTCGTTAGTACCGCCCGTTGCATAGGTGTTTCTATTCTGATTTGACGGACTGAGATAGATTCTTTTTGTTGACATAATTATTATTCCTCACTTTCGTTTTTATTTTATGCACTTCCCACTTTTACTACATTTTTTAATATGGTATAATTCATAATAGAAGGGAGGTGAATCATATGGAGTTGATTTTAAAAGAAATTGAACTGGCATTAGACGCTAAACTATACTATTTAGCGTTGGAAGCTTCTCTAACATTGCCCGATATCTGTGCAGCATTACAATCCGATGATGGACGAGCAAGTAAAAGTAAATATATTGCTTGGTATGACACTTACGCAAAAGAACCGGGCAATCTATCTATTTCCGGCAAGGATTGTTACTATTTTCGTTGTTCATATGTGCATCAAGCACAAACCACACACGAAAATGCTACATATTCACGAATTATATTTTTAGCTCCAGCTTGTCATGGCATAATTATGCATAACAATGTTATAAATGGTGCCTTAAATATTGATGTTAAGCTTTTTTGCAATAATATTCTTAATGCAGTACGCAAATGGCAGAAATCAATAAAAAATAATGAAAACTATAAAAGAAATTACAAAAATCTCATTAAACTTTACCCGGATGGACTTCCACCATATATAACCGGCATACCAGTAATTTCGTAACAATAATCTAAAAAATATAGATAGTCCAGAAGAAATTTAATTTTCAACTGGGCTATCCTTTTATTTTAGTTAGTTTTCCGAAACTTCGGGCAGACCTGCAATGCTTGTCAGCACCGACAACACGCCTGCAAGCAGAGATGCCGAGCCTACCGCAACCCAGTTTACATCTGTCATCACGGCAGATACACCGATTGTTGCGATAGCCGTCTGAGCAACAGTCTTAATCGCTCTGACCGCCGTAGCTTTTGCCCAATTTTTGGTAAAAATCTTTTTCACTTTCATTCTTTCCTTTCGTTGTTTTTTTCAAGATCATCGATTCGATGATTTGCGACCTTAATTTCTTCGTCTACAACTGCATTGTGTCGTTCAATCGCATATGTACGCTCGATGAGGCTGTTATGCTTGTCAACCTTTTTTTCGAGCTGTTCAATGCGATAGTTCGACATTCGACTGTTAATCACAATACCGCCAAGAGTACCCACCGCAGATCCTGCAAGTGTGATTAAAGCTATAATAATTTCAGTTGTCACTTATTACACCTCACTTTCTATCGTCCCATTTGATTTTATCCATTAATTATTTAAAATTCCCTGCACCCGTGTCCTGATTTTTTCGCCCCCTTTAGTTAGCGAAAATATACAGTCGGTGTAGTTATTGCAAGTGGATTAGCTGAATCGCTTTGCCAACACATTTTAATATACTTTGTTCCTGTCGGCTTTATAAAATTAAACCAACCTTTTTTAACAGCGTCTTTTACCTTGTCTATTTTTTTCATTTCATTATTGTACGAAAGGAAATTATAATCTTCATCATAAAAACACATCATTCCAGTAATTATAGCTGAAGTGGCATAAAAATTGGAATATCCATTGATATTTGTAAAATAATCTTCTACCTTGATAAATCCTGACGTTGACCATCCAGACAGTGAAGTTTCTATTGCTTTACCACTTTGCACTGCGATGTATGTATTTTTTTTGATGTCCGTTATATCAATCAATTTTCCACCAATTACATTTATATTTTCAATTTTGTTTTTGCTAAAATCCGCACCAGCTATAATTAAAACTTTACCCATTAAAGTCACTCCTTGTTAAAAAATTGATAAGTTGTTCTTTTATCTGTTTCATGCCCTCTATGTTAGGGTGGTTGTTGCTTTTTTTAATATTTGACAACTCAAGTACATCAACGTTGTAATAATTACAAATATTTTTTATTGACTCTGTAATACTTGATTTAAGTCCGTCATTTAGAACAAATATAATTTTTGCACCTATGTTATTTCTTTTTATATAATCCAAAACATACGAGCAAGCTGGTCTGAATGTCTCAAAATCACTTTCAACCCAATTAGAATACTTATACTCACCTAAAGGCACATTCGACCAGGCATCATTTGTTCCACCCTCAATGATGATAAGTTCCGCTTTCTTTAAATTTTCACATCTCTTTACAAAACTAAAATTTTTACCATCTACTGTTCCCGTTCCATAAGAATCATATGAAATACATGAACCTGAATACGAGTTATTTTGAATTAACAAAGATTTATAATCATTTGCAAATAAATGCCACCACGTATTTTCCACGTCTTCAACATCATTTTCAGAACCTTGTGTTGCACTATCTGATGGTGGATACCACTGTGTATTATTTAAGGGGTCTGTATAGTCTTTGAATGTTGAGTATGAATCGCCTAATATAGAAAAAGTTTTATAATGATTTTTGGCATTATATTTTGGTGTTATGATATTATCATCAACAATACAAAATACAACATTTCCCTGCACATCAGATATAGCAAGGTCACATTCTTCTAACGTGTCACATATGTTGTTTCCAATACTATTAACTGTGCTAAATTCTTTTGTTGTAAATTCGCCATCTTTGAATGTGGCAAGTATATTTCCATAACTATCTGAAATAAACAAGTCAACATCTTTTCTGTTATCTAAATCAGAAACTGGTTTATAAAATTCAGCTAAATCATCCTTTAACTTACTTACATCTGCTTTGTCTGCTTTTTCACCAAGCAATTTATCAGTTTCTGTCTTATCGGCTTTTGTAAGAAGAGAATTGTAAACCGTACCGCTTGTGAGGTAGCACGGGCTATTATATTTGGGCTCGCTGTCAAACGGCATTGAATTGAGCTTTCGGGCAAGTTTTTGGTCTGTTTTTTCCTTCGTATATGCGTCCGTAATTCCGTAGCCTGCGAGTGTAGTTGACTTATCGGCTTTTTTCGCAAGACTATTACTCACATCGGTTGTATTAGCCTTATTTTTCAGCGTAGCCTCCGTGCTCTGCAAACGGGAATTAATCGAATCAATGTCGCTTTTGTTTGCTTTTTTTGTAAGATTTGCGTCGGCTGTATCAAGCCTTGCCCCAAGTGAATTATGATTACCTCTTGCCGTGGCTATTTCGGATTCAAGTGCAATTGCTCCGTCTGTTGCCCGTTCAATCCCCTCATCCATATGGTTGAGGTTGTCGGCAGTCAGCGGAGTTGCTTTTGAGGGAGTATTTTCCCAGTTCATTCGTGTGTATTTGTTCAATTTCTATTCTCCTTTCGCTGTGATTTTGTCTGTGAGTGCTTGTATGCCTGTAAGCTCTCTTGACAGCACATATGATGTCACGGTTGCAGTCTGCGGAGTGCCGTCAGCGTTATAGGCATAGTTGCCGTCAGCGTCGGTTACATAATATTTAATCTGTATCATATCGCCCGGTTCAACCCACAATCTGCCGTCAAGGGTTGCCTCAATAGGCTTATAAATTTTATGGTGCAGACGCTTGCCTGTATCGCCTGAAAACAGATTTTCAAACTTATGTATCCACGCACCGCCTGCGTTATCGTTTTCCTGCCATACAAGAATGTTATCTGTCATATCATAGGTTTTACCGCCTAAAAACTTGTAGCTGCGCACTTTTGCGGTTCGTGTAGCACCTCCGATTGCAAAGTCAACAGTCCCGTATGTACCACTTGACTTTTCATCAGCATTGAATACCTCGTAAAAGTCATATTTTTCTGCTTTTGTTGTATCGGTTTCAAGGTTGACAAAAACAATGTTACCGCCTTTTCGGTTATCGGGTTTAACAAAAGCAAACACACCGAGCATTTCCGCTGTATAATTAAGCAATTGACCGTAATTAGCCTTTTCGGAATCATTAAGCCATACTTTGTTAAAAATTTTCATATTCTTAACAGTCAGATTCTCAACCTTGTTGATAACCTCGTTAAGTAAACTGTCGGATAAAAAATGGGCGTCAGGTAGACCGCATAGGTTAGTAAATTTTTCAGAAACCATTGCCAACAGTGCATAGACCGAAGTGCTGTTAGAATTGTTATTCCAGAGCTTTTGCAGAGCGTTTGTACAGTCGGTTTCATAAAGCTGTGAGATCACATCATAGGCGGTTATGCTGATTTTGTTCTGATCCGTTTTATTGACCTCGGCTTTGTCAATCATACCGTTAAAAATGCACCACGACTTTGTTGTCACGGCTTCGCCCGGATAGAGTGTGTCGCTTGGATATAATGAACTGCTCGGCAGTATCGGAGAGCCTGACGGAAAAGTTTGTGTCAGCTTAACTAAAATCCAACAACCGACAAGTTTTGAAACATCAAAGGTTCTGTCAACGGTGTTCAGCAATCCGATTTTAAATTCTGAAGCAATACAACCGCCGAATTTCAGCTTGCTTTCGTCACAAATTGACTGTTTAAGGCTCATACTTTCGCTTTCAATGTTAGTTTCGGTGATGACATCAAACTTGCTGTCAGATGAAAAGATTTCGAGCTTGTTTGAAATCAGCTCGTTAATAATTTTCTGCTTATGTGTACTTGAAACGGATAGCAATCTGTCACCCCCTTAATACTCAATAAAAGTGAAAGTCACGGCATTGTATATGATGTTGTTTTCGGTGATTTTCTTGACCTGATAGGTGATGTCGGGCATATAGGCGGTCATTGTGCGATATGCAAGAAGTTCATCGTCCCAGTATTCAATACGAAGTTTTCTTTGCTGAGAGTTATCCCACGAACTATTCAAAGCACTTCTAATCGACTGCATTTGTGCAAGGGTGAGTTCATCAACGGTTGTGAACTCAATTTTCGACTTGTAATTCGGCGAAGTTGTGCGGTGCAGAAGATTGTTGCTGTCACGGTATGCCTTGATTTCGGTTCTCTGGAGTGGAGTGCCGTTGTAGTTGTCCTTTGCAATAAGCTCGTGCGGAAACAGCTTACCGCTCTTAGGAAACCTTATTAAGTAACCTTTAAAATTTGCCATGTCATCATCTCCTAACCTAACGCACCGACACCGTAACGCTTTTTGACTGCGTTGTTGCGTTTTACAATGTTGTTAAAAATCACCTCGCCGTCAAGATTTACAGTAAGGTTAATGTCACCGCTGTCACCTGTTGAGCCTATCTCTGCCATAGCCTCAATAAGTGCCTGTTTGATAGTTGAAATCGGCGAAACGACCTCAGCCTCACGCTTGTTATCACCGAGTACGGCAAGAAATTCACCGTAATTTGCCGGAACAACCGTGCCTGTGGCAAGTCGGGGAACCGTAATGTTAGGCAGTCCGACATTGCCGTTTATGCCCCCTAACGCTTTATAAGCAATCTTTGCCGCTGTACTCATTCCGCCTGAAATAGCACTGCCGAGACTGTTGAACGGACTAACAAAATTGTTGATAAAGCCTTCCGTTTTGCCCAAAATCGAATTAAAAGAATTTGTAAACACATTTCCCAAGCTGTCCATACATACCATAAGGTGAAGTTTCATGGAATTAATACCATTAATCAATCCTTGCATAACATATACACCTGTTTTGTATGTTTTCTTTGACGGTGAATGACAGTCCACACCGTCTTTGCCGTTAAGAGCGTCAAGATATGTAGAGGCTGTTTCAAGACCTTTTTTTCTAACATCTCCGATATATTCCTTGACACCTGTAGACATGCCAAAAACCATATTTTTGCCTGAATCCTTGGCAGCTTGTGTAAGATTATCCAAAGACTTCCATTGAGATTTTTGAACCTGTTCGGTGCTGATAAGGCCTGCATTGTAAGCCATAAGAACCGCAGAGGCATCACTGTAATTACCGTTTACAACTGCCTGCATTCGCGCAAGGTCTGAACTATTAAGCTCAAGCTGTGCCGCCTTTTCACAGGTTTCATCGTAACCTAAACTTGCTTCGTCAAGTTTGCTTTTCAGTTCTTCGTATTCATCTTTCAACTTTCCGTAAGAGGTGTTTGCTTTTCGGTCAACACTCTGTAATGTCCAAAAATCAGGAACATCTAAATTGAGATTATCATAGTTCCATTTTTCCTTAAATTCATCAAGAGCCTGTTGCGCTTGTTTATACTTAACAGCCGCATCACTTACGCTCTTGTTTGATTTAATCATCGCCTTTGAATTTTCTTCCATAAGGTCAGAAATTGCACTTGAACTTGCAACCTGCTTGTACTTCAAAATAAGTTCGTCAAGTTTTGTTATGATTTCATCGGTATTACCGTTTATACGAATTTTGCCTTTATCATCTTTTGATATGTACTTATCCCAAGCTTTTTCAAATTCAGGGTACTTGTCAGAAAAATACTCGCCGATAGTTTCAAGCTCTGCCTGTTCCTCAGGCGTGAGATTAGCCTTTTGCAAGAGTTCATCAAGACGCTCTTTGTAATTGTCAATAACTCCCATATCCGTGGAAGTATTATCAAGCGATTCTTTGATTTCGTCGCATAAAGTGCTGACATCTTCTTTACACTGATTAACTGCATCAACATAACCCTGCATTTCTTCTGTTGCCTGTTTAAATCCGAGCTTTTCAAGTTCTTCGTCATTAGCAAGTTTAATAGCAGTCACAAGACCTGTCAGCGCACTTGCAACACCGCCTACAACAGCAAGGACAGGGTGCGTGCTAAAAACAGTAACCATACCGTCTATTGCGTTTTTTATCCTGTCTATGCCTTTTGCAATAGCTTGTGCAGTTTTAAAAATCACAAGAGCTGTGCCAAAACTGACTAATGCCCCTGCAAGCGCCTGCAAAGCGTCTGCACTTATTGAACCTACCATTTTACCCAAAAGCTCTAACGCTCCTGCAAGGGCTTCTACAAGTTTCGGAACTGCTTCTTCAATTGTCCATTTTGCAAGTGGGAGAAGAATATTCTTGTATGCCTGTTTCAGCTTATCTCCGCAGGCTTTGAGCAAATCCCTGAACGCCTGTCCGAGGTCGGCAACAGCTGATACAAGCGGTGACAAATCAAGACTTTCAAGCCATTCAAGGCGAATCTCTGACATATCGCTCAAAAAGCCTGTGATATCTTCAACAATGCCAAGGATTGCTTCCCAAATCTTTTTGCCCGATTCATTTTTGTCCCAAGCCTGTTTGATTTTAGTCCGCAGAGTTTTGGTGTAGTTGTTGCAGTTTTTGATAATATTCAGAATATTAGTCCAAATTCTCTCACCGGTGCCGTTATTCCAAACTTTGCGAAAATCCTCTGCAATCGTATTTACAAGTTCAAGCAAGCTGTTCCATTTGTCGATAATGGATTGCACAACCTCGTCACCAAGTCTTGCCTTATTCCAAGCCTTTGTAAACGCTCCCGAAATATCACCGATGATATCAAAAACATTTTTCAAAAGCTGTTTGATGTTTCCGATAATCTTTTCGCCTGTGCCGTTTTTCCACACTCTCTTCCACGATTCACCGATTGAAACAAAAGCATTTTTCAGATTATTCAAGGCTCTTTTAATGCTGTCAAAAACCTTGTTTGTACGCTTTTCAATCGCTGTTGCGGCAGTATCAAGTGCGTTAACTGCGGCTTTAGAGGATTTCTTTGTAGGGCTGTTTACTGCTGTGCTGTCATCTGATGAACTGTTTTCAAGGCTCATCACATTGAGCCTGTCAAATCCTTGAAGATTGTCTTTAATTTCCTTTGTCTTTTTCGATGTTGTGGCAAGTGCAGAATTTGCACTCTTTGTTTCATCGGTGAGGTCTGTCATTTCAGAGCTTGCGGAATTTGCGGAATTGTCGGTTGCAGATGAATAGCCGAAAACTTGTTCCGTAAAGCTTTTGAATTTTTCCGTTGCAACATCTAATTTTTCGATAAAGGAATTAAGATTTTTTAACAGCGGAGAAAACACATTGATAAGACCTTGACCGAGTGTAGCTTTCAGGCTGTCAAGTCGGAGCTGTAAAATTCTTGTCTGATTCGCCCAACTGTCCTGCGTTCGGGCAAAGTCACCCGTCGCATTGGCGAGCTGGTCTTGAACAAACTTGTAACGCAATGTTACTTTTTCGGCTTCGGTCATTTTGGCTGTGGTTTTGCCGTAACCGTTTGCAAGAGCATAGCTGTCAAGTGCGGTCTGCGTCATTACAATACCCAAATCTTTTAAAGTTTCGGTTTCGCCCGAAAATACTGATTTAAGTTTTGTATAGGCTTCGTCCTGTCTGATGTTGTAGAATGAAGCGACATCGCCTGCAAGTCCTGTCAGCGTGGTTGACATATCATAGGCTTCTTTCTCTGTAAAACCGAAAGCCTCAGCCATTGAGCCGAAAGTACCGACATACCGCTTTGCCATTGTTTCGGACAAACCAAAAGAATTAGCTGCACTTTTTGCCCACTTGTCAACCTGTTTGGTCATTGCCGGAAAAGTAACATCAACAACATTCTGCACCTCCGCAAGGTCAGAGCCAAGCTCAATGCACTCTTTGCCGAAATTTGTAATTGCATAAGTGCTGAAAGCAACAGCGGCAGTCTTTGCAAAGGTCTTAAGCTGATTTTTTACCTTTTCGATTGATTTGGTAACAGTAGTATTAACCTGTGCCAAACCGCCGTTAAAACCCGATGTATCAAGTTTCGTGTCAAAATTCAGATAACCGTCAACCGCCAAATTTTCACATCCTTTCATTTAAAAATGGGCATAAAAACAGCGCACACCGTTATGATGTACGCTAATAAAATTTTGCAAAAGAACAGCCACCCCGTTTGGAGTGGCTTTTTCGTTTTATTCAATCATTGATTTCAGCTCATCCATATGCTCTGTAACACTTGCGACTTTATCAGTGCCAAGAGAATATTTAGCCAAATCTATCTCACCGCTAATCCAACGGTCATTATCAGTTGTCGGAAGATTTTCATTTTTCAGAATATAATCGCCGAGGTCATTTTCAATCTCATCGAGCTTTGCTTCTGCTTCTTCGGCAGTAAGTGTTCCGTCAACATAACTCTGCATATATTGAATGGCTTTTTTTGCTGAATTGATTGCAACATTACTGTACTTAGCCACCTCAGTTGTTACCATTTCGGAAGTTTCAGCCTTTATATCGGTGTTTGAACTGCTTTCCGCTGTTGTACCGCAACCAACAAGCGATACTGCAAAAACTGCGGTTAATGCTAACGCTATGAGTTTTTTCATCATTCATCCTCCTAAATGTTAAAACAATATAGTTTTTGCTTAATCATACACTAACATTTAGAGAATGTCAACAATATGTGATACGATACTACACTACACAAGCGAATTTATGAAGTCAAGTTCCTCTTTATCTTCTGCTGTGAATTTGGGTTTTAGGTCGATAAGTTCTTTATGTTCGCTGTAAAAATCCCGTTCGGTTTTGTCGAGCTTCTTATGCTTTGCCTTTTTGGTGCGTATTGAAATCACCTGTGTAAACAAGCCGTCACCCACTTCATTGAACAAGCCTAAAAAAGTCCACCAGTGCATATAATCGACTGTGCGTGTTTCCGCTCCTGCAACCTTATTGAGAGCAGGGAAGATTATATGTCCGTCCTGTTCCCAATCAAGCACACGGACGGGGAGCTGTTTGCCCTGCGGAATATCTCCGCCGTCAAGATACCAAGTTGCCCTGTCAAGTGCCTTTTGATAATTTTCGGGAATTTCCTTGTAAAGGCACTCGACACACACTCGGCATTTTTCAAAATCGTTCAGATCATCATCTGCATAGGCTTTGAAAATCAGCAGAGCAACACGAAAGTCGGAATTGATTTCGTAGTTTCTGCCGTCAACCTCAAGGCTTTTCGGCAGTAATTCAATCACTTTTTCACCTGTGAAGTGTATTTGCCGACTTTCTCATCGGAAATTTTCTGTGCCGATTCAAAATCCGCCTGCATAACAGGAATAAGCACTTCAAGGAAGTTTTCAAAAATCGGCTTACCGCCCACAAGTGAAAGACAGTTAATTTCACCAAAGGCAACCGTGCAGACATCCGAACCGAAAATGTAGTTAATCTGCTCTCTGATGTCCTTGTCGCACTCGGTGATAAGCTGAATTGCGTCTGTGTTTTCAGCTTTTTCAGCGTTTTCATACTTCTTCTGAATCTGCTCAATATTCTTGACTGCCTCGTTGAGCCTTGCGAGAATGCCCACATCCGTGGTGTTGATACGGATTACTGCGTTTTCGTCATCGCCAATCTGATACTCCTTGTAACCTCTGTCAAAAACAAGTTTCTGCATAAATCAATCCCTCCTCAAAGATTAAACCGTTGCGGTAAAGGTCGGCACTTTCTTCTCAATTGTAGCCGTACCCTGCTGTCTGTCGCCGTTAAATGCGATGTTGAACGGAATGTTCACACCGCCCTGAGCACCGCCGTAGGACTGTGGCTTTACGATACAGGTTTCAGTCCAAGCGTCATACGGACCTGTCTTCTTATCAACAAGGACTTCAAGAATTGCAGTCTTGCAGTCATCACCTGTAAGGCGGTTCATTGCAATATCCTTAATCTTTTCATAGATTGCATCGCCTGTGTTTGCGTAATAAGTGTCTGCGTCAATTGACGGTTCATAGCCGTTATCGTTTACAACGGTTTCATCAAGAATGTTCTTGACTGTTTCTGTGTCGGGGTTGAGTTCAACGGACATATCCTCGATGTCACGACCAATCAAAAACCACTTAGGGGTTTCGCCACCAAAACTTGCGTCAATAAAGTGCATTAGGTAGCTTCTTTTAAGTTTACCGATATCGGGTGTTGTTGCCATAATTAAAATTCCTCACTTTCGATTTTGTAATCTGCGGTAATCTGTAACTGATACATTACATTACCGATTAAATTGCTGTCGGGTATGTCATAAAGCATACCGTTTGAACAGGTTATTTTTGTGAGCGTACCTGCAAGCTCATTGTTGCCAACCGTAACGGTCAGTATTTGCCCCTTTGCCTGTTTTTCAAGCCACAGCTGTAACTCGTTAATAAGTCCGCTGTTGGCAAGGCGGTCATAGTCGTTAACCGACTGATAAACAGCGTACAAGATGAATGTGTGCTGTCGCTCCTGATTGCCGAGAACATCGGATTTAATCAGCGTATCGCCTGTCGGAGATAATCCGTAGCTGTCGGTGTCAGGGGTTGTGTAGTCAATGTGCAGAACATCGTTCAGCTTTGGAAAGCTCTTCACAATGCTCTGCATAAGTTCAATTATGTTCATTCTGCCGTACCTCCTGCCACTTTAGCAGCACCCTGTAAAATCTCTTTTTTACGGTCGGCTTTCATTCGTTCAAACCACATCTTGCCGGCAAGAGGGTGCTTTGCCCGAGAATAAACAAGCATTTTACCTGTGGGGTGTTTCTTCTGTCCTTTAGGGCTGAAATAGCCCACAATGACACCGTTTTCCTTAATCGGGATATTGGGACCGTAAACCTTGCCGTAGTAGAGATACCTCGCATACGGTGTGTTCTGATGAATTTCGCCCGAGCCTATAACCGTTGAGAGGGTTGCCGACTTTTCAAGCACACCGTTTCTGAACGGTGTATAGGGTTTCATCAATCGTAAAACCGTGCTGTCAACATACTTTTGCACCTTTAACACATCGGCATTTTTGCGGACTGCAAACTTTTTATCCCAAAGGAAACCTGCCGTACAGTTTTTTGACCTGATGACAAAATCGGGCGGTTGAACAATCTTCATGCAATCACCTCGCCGAAATTTTGATGTGCTGTAAATCTGTTACGCCGTAGAGCTTTTCATCAATCGACATAACCGCATAGCACCTGTGTTTTTGCTTTAGCGTTTTAAGGCTCTGTGACACGCTCTGAGGGTTTGAATTATCAAAGGTAAAATTACTCTCACCCTTAATAATAATGTCCTGTGCGCTGTTCTGAGGGGTGCATAGCTGACCTGCAAAAAGGTTTTCGCTCGGCTTTAAAAAGTCGGGCAAAAGCCCTGCGGATTCAATCGGAATATACACCGTCACGCTGTCAGCGTTCTGCATACCGCTTTTAAGCACATTGCGAGCCTTGTTCTCCTGCCAATGACATTCGAGAATGAAATATCGGTCATAGCCTGAGCCGTTAAATCTGTAGATTGTGCAGGAGCTTTCAGGGGTAATAATCATCTGCGACCACCTCTGTACAGCAAATCGGTGTCGGCAAGATACTTGTAAATTGTGTGTCTGACAGCCTTTTTATGGGCGGTTTTACGCTCTTCTTCGGACACATAGCTTACGGATTCATCACCGACGCTTGCAGATGAAATTCCTGAATTTTCGGACTGCTTTTCATCATTATATACAAGCTCTGCAAGCTCACAACAGCAGAGTTTTACGCTTTCGGGAATATTGTTCCCATCAACATTTTCGCCTGTGTATGCCTTAATGAGCAGGGTTGCAGAGCGTGCATAATAATCAAAGGCGGAAACAATGACCGCCTTTCTGCCACAGAGATATTCAGAGATGTAATAGCCTTCATCGGCATAAGCGGTCATAGTAACACTCCTTTAAGCCTCTACGGCTGAATGGCAGTAGATACCTGCCTTTTTATTCTCGTAAACATCGGCAATACCGACCATTCGATAACCAAACTTCCAACCGTCAGAACTCTGATTAACTGACGGCTCAATAACCTTTGTGTCAAGGTGCTTTGTGAACTGAATCGGAGCAGAGCCGTGAATAATCATAAAGTTGATATTCTTGCCCGAAGTCGCCTTTTTGTAACCGCCCTTTTCCTTGCTTGAGGATGTGCCGTCAAGCTGTTCAATTGCTGTATAGAATCTTGACTGAGGAACAAGTGTGGTATCTGCAAAACGGCTGAGAACCTCCCTTGACTTTGTTGTGTCAAGGTCCTGCACAAGACCGTAAAGCGGTGATGTGATGAAAAGGTGTCTGTTCTCGAAAGGAACTTCGTCCTCATCCATTTTTGTTGAGGCTGTGCGGAGAGCCTTTACAACCTCTTCGCCTGTTGTGAGAGTTGCACTCACGGAAGAAATACCGCTTGTACCGGCATACTTTGCAAAGCGGAAAGCGTCAAGCTCGGGAACAACCTTTGTGCGGATAAACTCGCCCGAAAGTCTGCCGAATGCAATGCCTGCCGTTTCTGCATTGTCCATTGTGTCAACCGTAAACATTCTGCCACGGTCAAAGTTACATTTCACGGTTTCGTTCGTAAGCTCAACATCGCCGTCAACATAACCGCTGTTGCGTGAGTAGTCTGCAAGACCGTCCATTGTGAGCATCGGAATGATAAGCTCGTTTGCGTTAGCGCCCTGTGTTGCAAGGTCTGACGCACCGTCAATTTTGCTTGTGAGTGCAGACTGCTTATAGACCTCATCAAGCAACGCTGTGTACTGTTTAAAAAGTGCAATTGTGTTTGCCATAATAAAATCACCTCATAGATTTAATAAAATTATTTCTTTTCGGCAGAAAGTCCCATAGCCGCACGCATTGACGCAAGCGGATTTGAGCCTGTACCGCCGTTACCTGTTTCGGTTGCACCGACAGGATTCTGAAAAGGCTCGTCAGAACCGAACATATAGCCGTTTTCGGACTTAACCTGTTCAAGAGCCTTTTTGATGTCATCTGCCTGATTTTTAGATGTTTTCAGATTTTCAAGGTCAAGCAGAGCCTTGACAGCCTTTGAGTTTCTTGCACCGCTTTCCGAAATTGCACCGTCAAGCACTGAGTTAAATTCCATATCCGCAATCCTTGTCTGATACTCATTCTCTTTGGTTGCAAGGTCGCCGTTGAGCTTTTCGATTTCGCCCTTGAGCTCATCCACATTGACACCCTCAAACTTTTTGAGTGCAGTCTGTGCAGTTTCAAGCTGTGACTTGTAGTTGTCCCTTTCGGTTTCAAGTCTTGATTTAGCCTTTTCGATATCGGCACCGTTTTCATTCAGAATTTTATCGACAACGCTTTTTTCAAGACCTAAATCTTCTAAAAATTTTCTCTGCATAATAATGCTCCTTTCGATACGCTTTTTTACGAGGTTGCACCTCATTCTATCCGTAGTTTTACGACTTCGGAACGGTCAATTTTGGGTAAAATAAAAGCACCTTACATATTCGTAAAGTGCTTAATCTGCTTTTTCTGTTTTAACTGTTTTTGCTCTCGGCTTTTTGGGAGCGTCAGGCTTGACCTCTTCTGCAAAACCGCCGTCAATGAGTTCCTTTGCTCTCTGCTCGGAACATTCAAAAACTTCATTCACAGGTCGGGTTACATAGCCGTTCTGTTTATCATTAAATGCTGTTGTTACTCTGATTTTCATTCTGTCACCACCTTTCTAAACCGGTCGAAATCGACGGGTTTAACTGTTAATCTTTACTCTTAAATGTAATCGGCAAAATCTGTTTAGGCAGGAAGTTAATTTCATAACGGTATTTGTCCACTTCTGCACCGCTTATGTCCTCTACAACATACATAGTTTCATCATTAAGACCTATGATATGCTTTTTGTATTCACCCTTGCCCGTTTCGCAGACAACCTCAATTTGGTTATCGTCATTATCGACCTGTAATGAAAAAGCGGCAACAAGTTCAAATGATGGCTTATCGGTTCTTGTGTTAATAACCGTAAGCCTGCGTATCACATTGAAATTGTCTGCTTCCTGCGAAACATTGTACGATACCTGCGTTGCCTCGGTACAGCCCACAGTAACCAGTACGATTGTTGCAATCATAACTACCATAAGTACAATTGCTAGAATTCTTTTTCTCATAGTATCAAACCTTTCTTTGATTAATAATAAAAAAGCACTCTGATTTCTCAAAGTGCTGATTTGATGTGTTAAATTTTGTTACGGCAAGTTGCAGGCAAGTTAAATAATGCCGTAAACAAGCCGCTTTTCTTACTCTGAACATATTCTCGGCAAGTTAAACAACAAAACCGCCCTTTTTACGGAGCGGTTAGCTTTTGTTTCTTTGTTTTTCAAGTTCTTTAATTATTTCGTCAAGACGTTTTGAAGCTTCTTCGTTAGAACCATCTAAAACAGATTTGTTTATTTCTTCCATTCAAATAAACCTCCTTCTTGATGTTTACTTAAAAATTTACCAATAACCTTTCTGTATTCACTATCAGAACCTGTTTTTATCCTCTTTTTTCCCATTCGTTGTAACTCTGTTAAAAGTGATAGTCTGTCGTATCCTTTCAACTTTGTTAATACTTCAATGTTGCCATCGTTTTTCACAATAGTAAATGTTTTTATACTATCATTCTTAATAAATTCGATAATATCATTTAAAGAATAACTGCTGTTTCTCGGGTGATTGTGCATAACAAATAAATCTTTGCCTTGAAGTGCTGATCCAAAATCTATTTTTTCATCAGTTCCTTTAATAGGCTCTGTAATCATTTTGGACACATCATTTTTTAACACGAAGGCAACTTCTTTATTTTCATTTTGTTCTTTTGAAAATTTCAAAAGCTCCTTGTGTTGTTTTTGAATTTCCAAACACTGCTCTTCTGTATAACCTTCAATATCAACTTTAGGAATACGACTGATAGCTTTATCGGTTATCGGAGTAATAGGCTTTTTACTTTTCTCCTTTATTATACCACTTTTACCCGATTTTGCAACAGATTCAGCGGTGATTTTATTAACACTCCCTGCTTTTTTCGGGAGTTTTGAGCCTAAAGCATTTTTGCCGTTTACGGTTACTCTTTCCCATTGCTGAGGCAACCCCATAGCTTTGGAAAACTTTACATATTCATCCTGTCGCTGAAAGTATTTTGCCTTTGCGCCTGTGATTGTATCGTCATCGGCACCGCCCTGTGTGAGCAGTTCAATCTTCTGTCGGTCGGCACGCATTGCGGTTTCAAGCCGTCTTTGCCTCTGCTGTGCCTCATATGCCATGTACTGTCTGCCGTTGTATTCTTTCGGCGTGTTCTCTTCCTCGTTCATACGGTCAAGTTCTTCTTCGCTGTATGTCGGGGTATCAATGCCCTTGATAAACGGCGAATAGCTGTGGTAGCAGTTCGCACCGCAAAGACCCGTTACTGTACCAAGACCGCAGACGGTTTCAAGTTCCTTTTTGCTGTACACTCTGCCCTGCCACACCTGATGTGTCGGTCTTGCACCACGGTGATAGCTGACCTCGAAATATTCCGTGCCGAGCTGTTCGGCATTGTCCTCGTTGACCTTTGCGACAACCTGATTAAAGCCTGTCATCAACGCCCTGCGAACCGCCACATCAACACGATTGCTCCAACCGCTTGCATAATCAACGGTACGCAATCCGCTGTCAGTCATAGCTTTAACCGCTCTTTTAAGGACTGTGTTATAATCAACCGCACCGCTTGCAATCTGCATAAGTCCGTTGTCAAGAGTGCGTTGGTAAAAGTCCGCAAGCGGAGTAAATGACAGCGTATTGTCGGCATTTCTCACGGCGAATCCAAGTGAGCCTGTAATGTTCCTGTACTCCGATTTTGTCTGATTTTTGACCGCCTTTACAAGCTGTTGCAGTTGCTTATTTTCCGCATAAGGAATATACTCTTTGCCCTTGCTTGTATAAAGCTCCTCATTTCTTGCATATCCCGATTTCACAACTTCGTCATAGATTCTGTCGATTTCATCGTCAGACACATCGAGCGTGCTTTGGATAAGGCTGTCTATTTCGTCCTTGCTCACGCCCAATCCATAAAGCCTGTTAATCTGCCAATCGGCGGCAGAGGTTATCTCCTCACCGTTAGCTTTCAAACGCTCCGTAAGGTCGGACATAATATTTAACTGTAAACTGCGGTACAACTGTTCCATAGCCGAGGGCAAAGCCTCAATTTCAGTCGGAGTGAACATTATTCGATAACCTCAGAGGACTGCGGAAGATTCTTTTTTGCTGTCTTTTCGTCCTCTCCATACCATTTCATTCTGTATTCCCACGCTTGAAGGATGCCGAGGTTTAAGTCCTGAATATCCTGCTTGCGTTCGGTTTCTTCATCGGTCAGAATACTGTCCTTGAAATCGCATACAAACGAATAACCGCTTGTTGTCAGCGAATTGTAAAAGGCAAGAGCATACACCAAGTCATCAAGGCAATAGCGGAGTTGCTTCTGAATTGCGGACACTGTGTTATATTTTCGGATTTTGGCTGACAAAACTTCCGTGGCAGTCTTTGCGACTGTTTCAGGGTTTGAAAGGTCACCGTATGCAAGACCGACCGCAAATTCAATCATACGCAAATATGTATTCAAGCCGTCCGTAATGTCGGACTGTCTGAATGCAGGCGAAAAGTCCTTGAACAGTTCTTCGTCACCCAAATCCACATCAACGGCACGGTACAAACGCCTGTTAAGTTTGTCGGCTTTGCCATCCTTAAACACGGCAGAATCAACATGAATCGCACGCTCTCCGCTTTCAAATTCCCAGTCAAGCCGTCCGAACTGCATATCGGCTTTCTGAATCAGTTCTAAACCGCTGTCAAAAATCGACATACCGCATGATGAGCCGTCAACCGTGTTTTTAATCGGCACTCTGAAATAACCGAACGCAGGTCTTTTCATATCGGGGTATGTGACCGCAGGCGGTAAGTCTGCCCACTCGTCAATGACAGCGAGAGAAATTTCAGTACCGAGAACCTCGGATGATGACGAGCGATAAGCCGTATTCGTAATTGTCAAGCCTTTATCCTTGTCAAGGCTGTGAAATTCAAGCCTTGTGTAGTAGTTGTCACCGATTTTCTTAAATTCGGGGAAGATGACCTTTACAAGCCTGTGCTTTGTGTCAAACTCAATCGGCACAAAAGCGTTTGCCGAGATATATTGCACCCTGTCACCGTCCAAAGGCTTGATGACCATTGCACCCGTTGCAAGACCTGACTGTAACTCCGAATTAAGCTCCTCGGTTGCAGTTTCAAACAATTTTGACAGCGTTTCATTTGAGATGTTCACCGTCATTTCGTTAAGCGTAATGTTAGCAAACTCCCTTGTGATTGACTGCTCAAGCCTCAAACTAATGACATTTTCATCAAGCCACGGAGCTTTGCCTACATAACAATTTTGCCATATGCCGATAGCCTTTTGCATTTCTGCCGTAATCGCAAGCCGTAAATTAAGCGCCTGTCGAATATTTTCAAGCGGAAACATTCGCCTCCACACTCCTTTCAAAAAATCTATAAGTCCCATTATTCACCTCTGCGTTTCCATACTCTGTTCATTGCATATCTGACAGCGTCAATATGGTGGTTGTCCTTATCGGGATAACCGCTGATAACATTGCCGTCCTTATCACGCTCGTATTCATAGTCGAGAAACTCCTGTGCAGTATGCGGACAGCGTGTGTTATCAATCACAATCTCCCGTAAAGACTGCAACCACTTCATCGAGTAAACAACCGAACCGGGTCCTTTTTCTGCCGAACGAGCCATTAAACCGTCAGCCCTGTAATCGCCGACTGACTTTTGTTCTGCACTGTCGCAAGTAATCAAATCATTGCTTGTAACTCCGTGCTTAGTTCTGAGCAATTCGGCTGTTTCCCTGTTGCTTTTTTTGTTGCAATGTTCCTCGTCAAAAATAATGAGCTTGTGTTGACTTGGAATATAAGTCATACAATCATAGGCAAACGGATCAGGATACCAGCCCCAGTCAACTCCTCTGTAAAATCTGTCAAAGGTCTGAATTTCGTCATCTGTGACCTCACGAATAACAACATTATCAAATACATTGCCGCCTGTGCCGTTAGCAATGCCCATATACTCGTTTTCATAGGCGGTAGGGTTTGTTTCTTTCAGGAACTCTGCATCATCTATAAACGGCTTTCCGAGCCATTTTGACGGTACTGTAAGGTATGTACTCTCAATAACAAGCCTGTCTTGACGGGGAATTTTAATATACTTGTTTGCCCAGTTCTGTGCAGATTTCGGAGGGTTGAACGATTTAAATTTAAAAGCCGTGTCACCGCCACGGATCACCGACTGTTCAATCTTTCTGACAGCTTCCTCACCCGTGAACTGGTCAAGTTCTTCAAACCACACAACGCCGATATAGCCGAACGGTACTTTGATTGATTTAATCTTGCCCGGGTCATCTGCTCCACGGAAGTATATTTTCTGTCCTGTGCTTACCCTCGTGATTTCGAGAGGTGACACGGTGCAGTTAAACTCGCTTTCAAGACCGAGAGCAGAGATTGACCACAAAATCTGCTGATACACCGAACTGCGCAGAGTGTCGGCTACCTGACGAAAAATACAGGCGTGCATATCCTCGTTCTTCATAAGCAAATCAATAACATTCAGACTGACGAAAGACGATTTTGTTGAACCTCTTCCGCCGGGAAAAACATATTCCGAATGTTCTTTACCCTCAATATCAAAAAGCACCGACGAAAACGACGGTGCAACCATATTAGCCGGTATTCCTTTGTACTCCGAACCGTCACTCTTTGACGGTTCAGCCTTTTTGCGTTCAATGTCGAGATAGGCATTGTCGAGCTTGATTTTATGATTTTCAAAAACATTGTCACGGATAATATTTCTTAATTCCTTAATAGAATTAACATCACCTGTTTTAGCCTTTTTGAGAAGTGCCGCATTTACAACGAGCAAATTATTGACCAAATCTTCGTCAATCTCATCAACATTAACTCCTATGTCAATAAGCATTTCCCAGTCGGCAGGAGTGTTGGCAGGCAACGAAAGTAACATATCCATAACCTGTTTCATACTCTTTTTACGGCGGCGTGACTTGCCCGAAGCCTTACCGCCCTTTGCTCCGTTTTTCACGGCTTCATCACGGCTTTGGTCAGATGTAAACGGTATTAAATTTTTCTCATTGGGCAATCACCTCACCTCTTTTATCTGATTTTCCCTCACAACACAAAACCGCCCTCAAACGAGAGCGGTCTGTGCAATTTTTATCTTAGGAGAGTTTCGCATATGTCCTGTTTGTCAAACTTTCATAATACCATTATACGCAGGGTAAGGGTGACATTCAATGACATTTCAAAATAATTTTACGAGAAATCGAACTTTTTTCGGAACGCCTGTAACGCTTCGCCGTGCAATCTCAGGGTATGCCTTACGCTCATTTCCATACTCTCGGCAATATCCTCCCACCTCTGACAATTTATGTAATACTCGGTCAAAATTGCAATGTAACGGTAATCGTCAAGTGCGTTGATTTTACTGCGGATTTCAGTTTTCGACCGCACAAGATTGTCAATCTCCCGATTGATTTCAGCCTGAAGGTCTGCAATTCTGTCAACAATCCGCATAGGGTCATTCACTCCCGATGTCTTAACAGGCTCGTTCTGCTTAACCGATACCTGTGCAATATTCAGCCTAAGTTTCGACAGCTCGTGTTCTTTCGTTCTGATCAGCTTATCCGAAACCCTGACCGAATATAAATAATCTTTAACCGTCAATCCGCATCACGCTCCTCCTCGTCAAGCATACCAAGTTTCTGTGCCAACGCAATAACTGCGTTTACAATCAAATACAAATCCTTGCCTTTAATATCGCACATACGATATCTGACTTTGACAGTTTCTTCTTCATTGTCGATTTCATCAAAACCAACAACTACACCTTTATTTAAGGTTTCTGTTTCGCCGTTATCGTAATTAACGGTAATGTTTTTAATATCTTTCATTCTTCTACCTCACTTTCAAGCCAATGTTTTGTGCAGTCAATACAGCTGTTATTGAATCGCTCTTCCATAGCGCAACCGACATACGGAGTGCCATACGGACAGGCAAAAAAACTCATACAACTACGGGCCACTTCATAAATTGACATCTTTTTGATTTTTTCAAAGTTTGTCATCGTGTTCACACCTCACTTCAACAATTCATCTGTTGTGATGTTAAATAAATTCGCTACAGCTATTATGGTTTCAATATTAGGTTCAAATTTTCCCTGCTCATAGTAAGATATACTTGTTCTGCTCAAATAGAGCTTTTCACCCAACTTATCTTGCGTTAATCCATTTTTAAGTCTTAACGTTTTTAGCTTTTCTGGGAATGCCATCACTCTTCACCGTCCTTAATAGGCTGATTCCAACAACTATAACAGCTAATATACACGTCACCTTTTTTTGTTTTTGCACAACCCGAAACAGCTCCTAATTTTTTTAGGCAAACTTTTGGTACTCCGTGATTAAGCTCTGCGTTCGGATAATTCTTCAAGAACTCACTCAAATAAGTCTTCTGAGGATGTTCGTCACTCCACTTTTGAACGATTTCGATTGCCTTTTCGGGATAGATTGCTTCAAAAGCCCCACACAATAAATTTTCGGATGTACCGTTATTTTTATTGTTTAAAAGGCATTCGCCACAATAAAGTTTGCATCTTCCAAGTTTGTCTTTTTTCGTCATCCTTGCTTTTTCGGCAAAGTAGTTCTTAGTTTTCGTACAGTCAATCATTTTCTTCATCTCCTTCAAAATCAACAACTTTTCCGTTGTCGGTGTAATCCCGTTTGTCAAATTCAAGTTTCAGCTTGTCGATGACAACCCTGTCGATATGTTCCCAAAAGACTTCGTCGGTGTCGGAATGTTCAATTATTTCGGTCATCGACCTCAAAGCCTTTGCACATCTGTCACGGCCAAAGCCGAAATCTTTATGCAAGGCATACAGCATTGTTTTAAATACTCTGCGTGTGATGTCTTTGTTTTCTTTTTCTCGAACCTGTTCATATGCGCTTTTTGCAATCCGTTCAGCTTCCTGTTTAAGCTGTTTCGGAATCTTAGGTGGTATTCTCGCTCTCAATGTTGGTTCTCCTTTCCGTATTTCGCTTTCAGGGATTTTAACAAATCTTCTTGTACATTTGCTTTGCCCTGCAAGGATTCATAGACACGCTCATCACAGGTGTTCTCTGTGATAAGGTGGTGAATTACAACCGTGTTCTGCTGTCCCTGTCGGTAAAGTCTTGCATTCGCCTGTTGATACAGTTCCAAACTCCAAGTCAAACCGTACCACACGATGATGTTTCCGCCTGCCTGCAAATTCAGACCGTGACCTGCTCCGGCAGGATGTGCAAGCAACAAGGGAATTTTGCCATTGTTCCAATCTTCAATATCTGCAGAGCTTTCAAGTTTTCTGGCAAAATTGAATTTGTTCATAATTCTTTCAAGGTCGTGACGGAAGCTGTAAAAACATAAAACAGGTTGACCGTTAGATGTATCAAGAATTTCTGCAAGTGCGTCAAGTTTCTGTTCGTTTGTTATTGCATATTCACCGTTGCTCATATACATTGCACCATTGCTGTACTGAAGAAGTTTATTCGTAAGCGTTGCGGCGGTTGCAGCAGTAACCTCACCCTCTGCAAACTGCATATAGCAGTCTTTTTCAAACTGTTCATAATCAGCAAGCTGTTTTGGTGACATCTTAACCGACACCACACGATCCATTCGTTCAGGCATATCAAGCCAGTCTTCTGCTTTCATTGAAATGCAGATGTCTGAAATTTTACTCATAATTGACTGTTCGGCATTTTCTTTCAGCTTGTAATTAAAAATTGTAGTCTGATTACGCTGATTCGGTGTAAAATACCTTTCACGGTAGCCTGTAACAGTTTTACCAAGTCGCTCTCCGCTGTCAAGCAGATAAACCTGACTCCATAAATCTATAAGTCCGTTCGGCGCGGGTGTACCGGTAAGACCTACAACCCTTTTACTTCGGGTTATGTATTTACGCAAGGCTCTGAACCGCTGTGCTTTTGAAGATTTAAAACTTGATAACTCATCAATAACAACCATATCAAACATCCAGCCGTTGCCTATACTTGAAAGTTCGTTCGTAAGCCACACAACATTTTCACGATTGACAACATAGATATCTGCGTCCTGTGCAAGTGCAAGTCTGCGTTGTCTGGGTGTTCCGAGAATTTTTGAAATCCTCAAGCACTTCAAGTGTTCCCACTTGTCGCACTCTCTTGTCCAAGTATCTTCCGCAACTCTCAGCGGTGCTATGACAAGGACCTTTGAAATTTCAAAACTGTTGTATATGAGTTCTTCAACTGCGGTCAGCGTTATAACTGTTTTGCCAAGTCCCATATCAAGAAACAGTCCGCACCTCGGCGTGGTGAGAATTTTCTCAATTGCCATTTTTTGGTATTTGTGCGGAATAAATCTCAAAACTGATCACCTCCTGCACACTTTCTCTGCTGTCGCACGCATAAACTCTCTGCCCCATATTCCCGAAAAGTTTATGAACTCTCATCTGCTCAGGCCTTGGCTTTTTTCCTTTTGCTTTAAGTTCAACGAAGAAAATTCTGCCGTTCGGTAACATACAAATTCTGTCCGGCACACCTCGCATACTTGCAGAGTTGAATTTAAGGCACACACCGCCGTGTTGCTTTATCTTACCTTTTAAGTATTTTTCAACACTTGATTCTTTCATTTCTTAAATTTCTCCTTAATTTTCATTTTCGGTTTAAAAAGTGTTGACAACAAATCCCGCTTAAAATCTATGTTTTTTCCGATTTGTCAACAATGTTACAAGTTTTCCGTAAAGTATAGGCGAATATAGGATTTTAAGAATACAATGCTATTTATTGATTTCTATAATTTCTTTATTTGACTATACTTACACATATAAATTGTTGACACTGTTGACAAATGCTGAAAAATGGCTATTCTATGAGGTTTTTGCTGTCAACAAAATTCTTAGCAACTTGTTGACACTTTCCTTATAAAGCCTCTTTGAACACCATAGATTTCTCCGAATCGGGCATTGGTCTTTGTTTGCTCCCATTCACCTGTTCGAATAATAATGTCTTTAATTTCTTTGCTTTTCTGATAGGTGAAATCTTTGCGATCACCTCCGAATGCTTCGCACCACACTTCAAGCGGACACACACGGTTACGCTGATTTGTACCGTTCTGCCCTGCACCCATTTCATAGCCATTCAGATAATTTCTGCGTTCATAAAGCTGCATTTTGTTCCAGTCATCAGGAAGTAAGGTATTGAGGTACTTAACAACATCACCCGTAAGCGGACTTTCTTCAAAATGTCTGTTCTGTTCGGCTTCAGCAAGCGTTCTGAGTTCTTCGGTATCCATAAACAGCTTTTCGCCGTTCTTATACAGTTCAACAGCTTCCGCCCATATCATATTCACCTCATAATCCGTGAGGTCCTCAAATACACTTTTTGTAGCTCTATGAGGGTGAACATCAATCGGCAGAAATCTTCTGTTGCCCGTTTGGTCACGGAGAAACTCATGCTGATTTGTTGTACCGATGAAAATACATTGCCTTTTTCTGACCTCTGCATGATGTCCGTATGCAGCTCTGTAAGCGTCCTCGGATTTTGCGGTAAAGTGCTTTACCGCTTCAACCTCGTTTCTTCTGAGTGCCGCAAGTTCGGCTATTTCGATTAACCAAAAGCCCTGCAACTGTTCGTATGCTTCCTTACCCTGTACGGTTGTCAGGGTGTCGCTGAACCACCTGCCGCCAAGCCTTTTTATCGAATAACTTTTACCGCAACCCTGAGAGCCTACAAGTGTGAGAACTGTGTCAAACTTAATGCCCGGATTCATTATTCTTGCGACCGCCGCAACAAGAGTTTTTCGCGTTGACGCTCTCGTGTATTCGTTGTTATCCGCTCCGAGGTAATCAACAAAGAAAGTTTCAAGCCTTTTTATTCCGTCCCATTTAAGACTTGTGAGATAGTCATAAACAGGGTTGTAGCTGTTTTCCATACTCACAAGTGACCAAGCATCTGTAATAGCCGCCTTGCTCTTAATGCCGTACAGATTTTCAATGTAATGGCGAAGTCCTGCGTCATCAACATCGGTCCAGTCACGACTTTCAATTTCGCTGTTCCACGGCATTGCACCTAAAACCGTATGTCGCCTTGTAAATGTATTGTAGGCTATCTTGCCTTTCAATCTTTTGTCTTTTTGGCAGATTTTCATACAGTTGTCAATTGTCGGCAGGTTGTTGCTCTTGCCGTCCGTTGCCAGTTCAAGCACCCAGTCATCGTCGTTCTCGCTTTCGATATCACTCTCAAAATCCGACAGGCAGGACTGCTCTCTTTCTTTGTGCAACAGCAATCTGACCGCCTTATTATTTGACGCAAATTCCTGCATAGCAATGTATGAGGGTAATTTTGATGTAGGTGTTCCCTGCTTTGCGTCATCGTCAAGACTGCCGTATTTATGTATTCGCACAAGGTCAAAAGCATTACAAAGCTGTCCGCCGGCGGGATCTGTTGCGTGGTTTGAGTATGCGAACTTGCCGTCCTCATACACAACAAGACCTGACGCTGTACTGCCGTTTGCATAGGTATATCTGTCATCGGCACTGCATTTTACATATACATCAGGCAGGAACTCCGCTATTGCCATGTGAATATTGTAACAACGGCAGAACGCACCTATTACGCCTTTCTTAGTTGTCGGATCTTCCTGCTTTTTCAGCAATCGGTCTTTCTGTTTTACAGTCCTGCTTGAAAAATGCCATTCATTAACATTGCGCCAATCGTTGTATCGTGCAAGCACGCCGTCAACATCAAGCGGATTTCTGACCGAATATTTAAACACATATTCGCCGTCAATACTTGTGCTTGACCAGTACATAAGTCCTTGCGGCTGATATGTTGTATCATCGAACTGGTCAATTCCGATTTCATCGGCTATTTTTCTTGCAACAGCTTCATACTCTTCTGCTGTACAGTTTCTTGATAGCGGAATAACAAGTCTTAATCTCGGCTTTTCTGCGGTATGTTTGTGGGTTGAATAGATAATGTAAGAATAATTAGCAAACAAATCTATGCTTTCGCAGAAGTCGGGTGTGGCATAATCGGCGTCAAGAGTGAGCAAGGAACGACATTCGACCTTATCTCTTTGTCTTATTCCGTTTTTAAGTCTGCCACCGACAAATCCGCCTACATCTTTGATGTTATCCTGTTTGGACTTTGGCAGATTGCGAAATTCGCCCATTGTTTCGGGTGTTACGGTTGTTGTTTTTAATCTGTTTATAAGTTCGTCAAATGTAACTTCCGTATTCTTCCACAGCTTTGCAAATCTGTCGTTAGCCGTGGCAATATAATATGTTTTCAACTATTTTCCTCCTTTCTTTAATCTTTCTTATAAAACGGTGTTTCATAGGCTTCTGCCTTAAGCACTAAGCCCTTTGCCCATTCTATCGGTTCGCCCATTATGGCACTGATTTCTTCCGCAGATGAAACACCAATCGGGCAATCTATAATAACCTCATCATGTACATGAAAATTTATTTCAAAGCCCCTGCTTTCAAGTCTTTGCATTGAAACCGCAAGACAATCCCTTGCAAAAGCCTGAACAATGTTCTCGGTGAGTTTACCGCCGAATGTTTCAAGCCTCTCCCAAGAACCTCTTGTCTGACTTATTCCCATATAGGTTACACAAGGTCTGCCGAATTTGTTTTCCCGAAGTTCGGGTTTTGCGTAGGCGAGATTCCTTCCCGACGGCAAAGCAATAAAGAGTATCCCGCCTTTTCTGAAGAACCTGATACCGCATTTAATCTGTTGCGGTTCACCTTTTACCGCTGACACAGCCGCTTTTTCCACCTCATACCACAAGGATGTAATACAGGGATTTGTTGCTCGCCAACTGTCAACAAGCGGTTGCAATTCGTTTTCTTCAAGTCCCATTTCAAGCGCACCCATTGATTTAAGTGCGCCCACAGAACCGCCGTAACCGAGTGCAAGTTCTGCTATTTTACCTTTTTGGCGGAGGTGTCCGTTAATCCCGTGTTTTACAACCGGCACTTTGAACATCTGACTTGCGGAAGCACAGTAAATGTCACCGCCGTTCTTGAAAACTTCCTGTCGCCACTTCTCACCTGCAAGATAGGCTATTACCCTTGCTTCAATTGCCGAGAAGTCAGACACTATAAATCTTCTGCCCTTTGTAGGTATAAGCGCTGTTCTGATAAGCTGTGAAAGCGTATCGGGAACATTGCCGAACAGCATTTCAAACAGTTCATAGTCACCGCTCATAACAAGATTTCGGGCAAGTTTCAAATCTTCAAGATGATTTTGCGGAAGGTTCTGCGGTTGTATCATTCTTCCTGCCCACCTGCCTGTTCTGCTTGCACCGTAAAACTGCAAAAAGCCTCTGACTCTGCCGTCAGCGCACAAGCCACCAAGCATTGCCTTATACTTTGCCGTAGAAGTCTTTGACAGCGTTTTTCTTAGTTGCAGAACTTCTTTTACCAGCAAATCGTTTGTACGCTCTGAGAGGCTTTTAACTGCCTTTTTATCAAGGCTCTGAAATGTTTCTCCCGTGCGTGTTTCAAGCCAGCCTTTAAGCTGTGAAACCGATTTAGGGTTTTCAAGTCCTGTCAGCTTTTGTGCTTTCTCAATCATTGTTTTTTGATAGTCGGCATCGAAGTTTATAGCGTTGTTTATAAGTGCCGTTTCGACTGCAACGCCTCTGTCACAAATGTGCTGATCAAGTTCCCACAATTTCTGTTCGCCCTCTGTCAGAGGGAAAGCCTTTAGCCTGTTTTTTATATTTCTTTCAACAGCCACATCTTGAATACAATAGCTTTTGAATGTTTCCCACTTCTCAATGTTGTGCTGCGGAAGATTGCGTGTTCTTCCGCCGTTTGACTTTGTCGGTCTGCACGGCTTTGAAAAATATTCAATACAAGCCCTGCCCTTTTTGTCTTTCTGTTCTTCAAGTCCGAGTGCTGTTGCTACACCCGCAAGCGACCTCGGCAAACCTATTTCCGCCGCCTGAATCATTGTGCAACGCCATTGTTCGGGTGGCATTTCTGCGTTCAGAAACTTTGCAAGACAGGTCCTTTCAAAGTTTGCATTGAAAGCGGTTTTCTTAATATTTTCATCTGTGAGTGCGGAAAGGACCTTGTCAGGAATTTTTTCGCCACAAGCAATATCAACTATCTTAATATCTTCGTCATCAAAGGCATACGCAAACAGAAGAATTGTAAAATCAGGGGCGTCTGCATAGGCATACACCCCTGATTTTAAGAGATTGACACTGCTGTATGTTTCAATATCAATACTCAGTTGTATCATCCGAAAATATCGTCCTCTTCGATGTCATTCGCAAAATCGTCAACGGCTCTTGATCTGCCGCCGAGCGGTTCGCCGTCCCTTGTTTTCATAATGTTATTAAGACCGCAGGCAATACCTTTGTTGCCGTTAGAGTTGAAAGCATAGAATGTAACTGACGCTTTGCCGTAACAACCGCTGTAAAATTCGGTTGTGTCAATGATTTCCATACCGTTCTTTTCGATAAGACCGGGCTTTGTTTTGCAGTTTGCATTTACAAACATCTTGCCTGCATAGTTTTCATCGTCAGGTCTTTCTGTGTCACCGTCACGAAGCGGTAATTTTAACACGGGCGGAATTTTACCGCCGAACTTCGCAACTCCTGCCTGCTTTGCGGCTTCAATTGCCCTTTCAATTGCTTCAATAGTCTTTGTGTCCCTCTTGTCAATGAGAAGTGAAACCGAATACTTTTCATCACTTCCGTTAATGCTCTTTGGTTCAAAAACATTAACATATGAAAATCTTACTTCGCCTGTTACTACCTTTGTTGATACATTTGTGTTTGCCATAATTTTTAATCTCCTTATTATTTGATATCGTTTTTAAAATCTTCCTGTGCCTGCATTGCTGAATTGATTGCAGGCCTTTTATCTTCTGAACACACAAGTGTCGGCTTGCCCGGAGGCTTTACTACATAGCTTCCGAGAACTTCGGCAAATGTTTTCTTGCCGAGTAATTTTTCAATGTCGGTAATGCCTTTCAGCTTATGTACAAGAATGTCGCTTTCCTGATAACCGTTGTCGGTGAGTATCTTTGCAACTTCTGAATCAGGTTTACTGTATTTGCGGTTACTTCTGCCCTCAACAACCTTGTATCCGGGATATTCAACACCGTGCTTGTATGCCTGTTCGAGTGCATAATCGCAAACGAGCTTCGCCCATTTTTCGAGTGACGCAGACTGTTCGATAATATCCGCAATCTCTGCAACCGTGAGCATTGCAGGCGGCTTGAAATCATAGACAGCCATTTTCTGCCTTTCCTCTGCGTAGGCTCTGCAAACAGGTCGTGCCTTGCAAAATCCCGTGTCACAATGCTTGCCTGCTACACATTCGATTACGTTGTCATCGTTAGCAAGCTGTGCGGCTTTCTTAACAGATTCGCCCCATTCAAGTAATTCGGCAACCGAGATATTCTCTGAACTGATGTTGTCAAGTCTTGGCTGATAGATAGTCATTTCAACCGTATCGAAGCCATACAGCATATCAAAGGCTTCATACGCACCTAGTGCGTACAGTCTGAGCTGTGGGTTGTCAACCGCTGACACCTCAACACCTTTGCCGTATTTAAGGTCAATAATTTCGAGTTTGCCCTCTGCGATAATCACAGCGTCACCTGTGCCGAATCCGTCAGGAACATACTTTGAAAAATCAAGTCTCTGTTCAAGCATAAGGATTGCGTCGGGAGTTTTCTGCAAAGCGGAGTTGTACCTCTCGATTACATAGTTTTTGTAGCTCTCGGCATAATCTTCCATATCTTCGGTAATTTCGAGATTGCGGATTGCATTGTGATACTTAGTGCGGTTGTACTCTTTTGTGGCAAGCCTTATTTTTGCTTCACCGAGAGCGTGAGCGTTAGTGCCTTCCTCGGCAAACTGTGACGGCTTGTCCTCGAAATTTTCCTCAAGCTGTATTGAGCCCGGGCAGTTAATCCATTTCTTTGCCCCTGAAGCTGACAGCCTTGCATGTATATCGGGCATTACTTAACCTCCTCAACAGCCTTTACAGCTTTTGCAAAATCTTCCTGCTTGATTTCCGTAACTTTAGTTACTCCGAGTTCTGCAAGAATTTTCTTGACCTTGTCCTTACCGTGAGCCTTTGCACACTTCATAAATACCGCTCTCACATCTTCAATCGTGTACTGCTTTTCAGGCTCGGACTGCGGAATATTTTCCTGCGGTTTCGGTGTGGGTTCACTCTTTACGGCAGGCTTTTTTGTCGTTTCAGTTGATTTGACAGGCTCTTTCCCTGCTGTAGTACCTGCAAGGTTTTCGATAGCTGTGATAAGTACATCAAGCTGTGGTATTTCTACCGTGATTTTAATTTCTGACATTCTGTTTTACTCCTTTATCTTGATTTTTCGAGTAAGAAAGGATATAATCAAATCGGTGATATTTGTTATATCCTTGCTATCCGTTGAGACTTTGCAGAGCTTCAGCGGATTTTTCTTTTTCAGTTGACATTTGAAACACCCATACATTCAAAATTGAATGCTTCGGATTCAGGCGTTTCAAGTGCTTTGAGTTTGCGTTTTAGCTCTGCGTTTTCAAGGGTAAGTTCGTTTATAACCCTTTCACAGGTGTTTGCTTTCTTTTTCCAAAATTCGTTGTTACTGTTCAGAGCGTTACATTTCGCTGTAAGTTCTTCAATAGTCTTGTTGCGTCGGTCAATTGTTTCGATTCGATTTTCGAGTTCTAAACGCAACGACCTGCGTGTTCTGAAATCTTTAAATGCCATTTGTTATAATCCTTTCAACGGGTTTGAACCGAGAATATAATTGAGAAACGGTATTCTCGGAATACGGATAGATGTGCCGACTACAATTACATTGAATCCCAATTTTTCGGGTTCGTCCTTTGCCTGTTCACGCAAGTTTTGCGGAGCAACTCCAATAGCCTTTGCAGCATCTTCCGAGAGCAGATAGACATCGCTGCTATCCATAATTTCTTTGATTTTTTTGTTCATCTGAACTGTGTCCATATGTACACCTCCCTACTTTATTTCAATTCTTGGGAGTGCAAAATTAATGCACTCAGCTATGATGTACGGCACAGTACGCCCTGTGCCCTGATGCAGTGTCAATAACTTGTTCATCGTATCATCATTGAGAGTAATCGTAACATGATGATCTTGTTTGAGAATAATGAGCTTGTCCACATCAGTCACCTACAATCTTAACCAAGGTCAGGCTGTCCTCAATCAAAGTACGAACAACGCTTGACATTTTCTTGCCGGTTCTGTTGCAAATCTCGGTAAGAACCTTAACGGTTTCATCTGATACGCAGGCTGAAACCACATTAAAACCTGCGGTTGATTTGTCTGCAAAAATTACTATCTGACCTTTATCGTTTAACATATAAAATCCTCCTAAAAATAAATATTACTCATCATCTGATTTTGGGAAATGATAATGATAGATTGTGTTGCCGTTAATATCAGTTTCAATTGTGCAGTCACCTCTGTAATCGCTTTTCAGCAGATTCATAAATTCTGCGATTTCATCGGGTGTGCCTGTTATCTGCATTGTTATCACCTGCTTTCTGTTTTACCTATCTTGATTTCTACACCTAAAGCCGTTAAGAGCCTGTCGGCATTTTCAAGAGAAATACTCTTCTTTCCTTTCTCCCAATACTGAATAGCTCTTTTGGTAAAGCCTGATTTCTTAGCAAGCTCACTTTGTGAAAAGCCTTTCTGTTTCCTGCTTTTAAGCAATATTTCAGCAAATTCATTGATGTGCATTGATTTCACAGTCCTTTTGTGTTATACTATATTTAGTGGTGAACCCCAATTCACTAACTATATACAGAAAGCGAGGTGAAATTAATATGAATCATTCATCACTTAAGAAAAGTTTAATAATAGCTATGTCTTGTATCCCGGAAGTTGAAGGTTTAGAAGAAAACAACTTGATATTAACAACTTCTGCCGGAATCATTTCAGGTAAAGTGCCGTCTGAGCAGGAAATAGACGATGAAAAATCTTTGTACAGTGTTTTCTATAAGATTTGCGATAATACTAAAGAAGAATACTTTAAAAATATTTCTTCTACAGGTTCTGAACCTGTAATTGTTGGTAATGATGGTTACATAATCTTAAAAGATGTAAAAATAAGGTCAACATCGTCCAATACAATTACTCATATGCCTTTTATGGTTGTATTCTATGACCAAATCATCGGCGTTACTATTGGAAATATTAACTGATGTTACTTTTGTTTGCTGACTTTGTACTTGCAATACAAGGTCAGCAATTTCTTTTGATGTACCTTTTACTGTTATTTCCACTATATCACTCCATTCCTACGCTGTTTTCTGCTGTTCAGCAAAGTCCGTTTAATGGGACTGCGATTGTGGTATTATTGATTGTGTGGGTGTTGGTTTAGTTATTAGCTTTATCACGCTTTAAGCGTAATTCGGAGCCAAAAAAAATAAAGTCAATCGGGAAATCGTAAAGTTCACCGATTTTATGAACCATATCCCAGTCAGGAACATTAGCACCACTTTCGTAGTTTTGAAGAGTTCTTTCATTGATTTTAAGTCTTGAAGCGGCTTCTTTCTGCGAATATCCTGCATTTACTCTTGCCGCCGCAAGTGTGATTTTAGGATAATTAACTTTAGTGTTGAGCATTTCGTCACCTCCTTACAGCTCTAATAATATCACGCTAAAAGCGTAATGTCAAGCTAAAAACGAAATATTTTTAAAAATATCTTGATTTTTTTACGCTTTTAGTGTATGATTTAGATAAATAAAAGGTAGGTGTTCAATATGACAGATAACAGTGAAATGAACAAAAAGATATTCGCTAAAAATTTCAATTATTATCTTGCCATAAATAATAAAACTCAGGCTGATATTGTTTCAGACTTAAAAATCACAGCCTCAACAGTTTCAGACTGGGCAAATGCAAAGAAGTATCCACGAGTAGATAAAATGCAAATGCTTGCAGATTATTTTGGAATACTTAAATCGGATCTAACGGAAGAACACGCAACATCAAAACTTACTGATGATATAGAGCTTCAGGAATACCTTGAAGAACTCAAAAACAGAAGTGAAATGCGTATGCTGTTCAGCCTTGCAAAAGGTGCTACAAAAGAAGATGTTGAAAAAGCTGTTCGTATCATTGAGGCATTGCAAAAGGATGAATGATTATTGGGCGATATTTATATTAGAGGAATCGAACTGCCAATGACTGTAAAAGGTGTTACTGTTGTGGATTCAGACGGTAATTTCAATGTTTACATAAATATTTTATTAAGTCATGCTGTTCAGCAAAAAGCAACAAAACACGAATTGAAACATATTAAATCAGAACACTTTTATGATTATGAGCCTGTTGTTTATAACGAACTTGAGGCTAATGCAATTTAGATAAGCAAAAATCTCAACGCAAAACAATACTTTAATCAAGCAATTTATTAGAAGATAATGAAAAAATTTGCTTGATTTATCAATTTTTTCAAAAAAAATATCTTAAAAATCTTGAAATTATTACTTATAAGTAATATTATACTCATAAGGGGCATAACTATGGATGAGGTGTATTTAAAAAAACAAGTGAATGACAGATACAGCAACATCAGATTTTCTGATGATTGCATTTCTGATATTACTGAAATAATTAACGAATCAGGAAATGAGTTATCCTTTTTAAAGAAATTTTGGCGTACTCTTAACATATTAGATGAATACAAGGATATGGCACCAATAAAGATGTCAAAACTTTTTGAAAGTCTGAAAGGACACAGCAACTTATACTCCATGAAAATAAAATTAAAATTGAATATAAGAATATTATATTCAATAGACAAAAACGGAACAATACTGTTGTATGGCTTTTATGAAAAAGGAGGAAAACGAATAACGGATTACAACAACGCAATACCAATAGCATTGGAACGATATAAGGAGAGTAAAAAATGAAAAACACAAAAACTATGACTGATTTTATTCAAACCTTTGCCGGCAGTTTATCTAAAGCTCAGATTAAGGCTTCTTACATTATTTCTGACATATCATCAAAAATTACAATTGAAAGATGTAACAGAGATATGACACAGAAAGAATTTGCTAAGTTTATGGGCGTTACACAAGGAATGGTTTCAAAATGGGAAAGCGGTGAATATAATTTTACCGTTGAAAGCATTTGCAACATATTAGAAAAGCTGGATTTGGACTGTAATTTTGAAATTTTTAAAGACAATATAATGGACAATATTCAAGATATTAGTTTTGAATTAGATAAGTCAGATGATTCAAAGTTATCAAAAATTGACTTAAAAAATCCTCAAAATTTATTTCTTTTAGAAATGGCAGGTTAATAATTATGGATATAAGAGATTCATTAGCTACATTACAATTATTAAATACAAGGGTGCCTGAATTAACCATAGAAAATGACTTTGTAACTCTTCCGTCAAAAGAAGAAACAGAAACATCCTTGGAATTAGGAGATGTCGGACACGCTATTGAAAAGCGTGACGACGCCTATGTCGGTGTTTTACAACTTAGGATCCATTCAATAACAAAAAGCAAAAAATCAAATAAGAAGATAGAATTTTCAATTGTTGTCGAAGGTATCTTCAAATTCGACGGTGACAACAAAGAAATGTTTGAACAGATGTTGTTTCTTAACGGTAATTCATCTCTGTATTCAATAGCTCGTTCCCATATAATAAATATGACATCTTTATCTTTTGCGTCAGGTCAGATTATATTACCTATGCTTAATTTTGTAAAAATAGCCGAACAGCTCAAACAAGGCGAGGCAAAAGTTTCTGAATAAACTATAAAATAAAAAATCCGCCCTGCTCGACTGGTCCTCGAACAGAGCGGAATCACCTACACAGGGTGCAGATGATGCAGTTTAATGCAAAATAATTGTATCACATTCCCTTGTGTTTTTCAAGTAATTTAAAGCACAAGGGATTTTTGCACCCTTTTTTCAGAAAAGGAGTGTAAAAAATGAAACTGCCTAACGGCTACGGCTCTGTTTATAAGCTGAGCGGAAACAGGCGCAATCCGTGGGTTGCCTGCGTGACAATAGGATACAACAAAGAAACACGCAATCAGGAACGCAGAGTTATAGGCTACTTTCCAAACAAGCCGAAAGCTCTGAACGCTCTTGCTGATTACAATCAAAACCCGTTTGATGTTGATTCGGCAAGACGTACTTTTTCAGAAATTTACGAACTTTGGTACAAGGAGTTCATCACCGAAGACACAAATCCGAACACCAAAAGACAGTATAATGCGGCATACAAACAATGCTCAATGTTATACAATCGCAAGATGTCCGATATAAAAATCATTGATATGCAACGAGTTCTCGACAACTGCAACAACGGTTATCAATCGGTTAGGCGAATTAAAATTCTGTTGAACAAAATCTACGAATACTGCATATTTCACGATATGCTACATAACAATCTTGCAGAAAAATTGAAAATCAATGCCAAGTCAGATGAAACAAAACGAGCACGCAAGGAGTTTTCGGAAAGCGAAATAAACCTTTTGTGGGAATATTCAAATCTTGATTCGGTAAAAATAGTGCTTATGCTGATTTATTCGGGAGTGCGTGTATCTGAACTTCTCAATCTGAAAATTTCAAATGTAAACCTTGACGAACAAACTTTCTTTGTTGAAAGTTCAAAGACCGATTCAGGTGTACGAACCGTGCCTATAGCAGACAAAGTACTGCCGTTTTGGCAGAAATTCATCAGCGATTCTCAATGTGGATATGTTCTGAATAACACCAATGGCAAGCCGCTGAAATACGATAACTTTAAACGCAACTACTGGACACCTCTGCAAAACGATTTAGGTTTAGACCACACCATACACGAAACAAGACATACCTGCATTTCAATGCTTGTATCGGCAAATGTGAACCACACAATCATCAAAAAAATAGTCGGTCACAAGTCGAAAATGGACTTGACCGAAAAGGTTTATACCCACATTAACCCAAAAGAATTAGTGAATGCAATCAACAAAATATAGTCTTATATTATCTTGAATTGTTCATAATTATGCTCCGTAGCTTACATATAGCTAACAAAATCCCCCATTTTCCCCATTCCAATGCACCTTGCAAGTTACCTGCACCATAGCTTTTTACCCCAGTAAATATGATGTTTACTGGGGTTTTACTATACTTAAATCACTCTAAAACACGGGAAAATACATATCGTAGCTAACATACAGCTAACAAGTAGCTAACAAATCTACAAATAACAAACTCCCCTCACTCGCTTTTACGGCGGATGAGGGGAGTATTTTTTGCAATTATGTATTTATTTGATTTTCGCAGTGTAATCAAGTGCTATCCAGCCGGCACCGCTTTTGAGTTTGCCCCACTTGGCTGCACCTGCACCCGACTTTTCATCGACTATCGTGTACGCTC